AGGAGGAAGAACATCTGTCATTGCTTTCTTTGGTGCTTCATCATCTAGTCCACCATTCTTTTTGTACAATGCTTGTACTGATGATACTGGGCCAAATTGATTCCATTCTAAACTAGGTTCTTTTCTGTATCTTATTAATACTTCTGCAAATACATTCTTATCTGTATAAGTATAGTCAACATGATATGCCCAACCTAAACCTACTGGACCAAACATACCAGTCATAACTTGTATCTGATACATTGGATCTATAGTTGTAAGTTCTTTACCACCAAACTTTGTAAATGCTTTTGTATATTTTGGATTAGTATTTTTTACTTGATCCCATATCCAAAAGTGTTCTTCTTTTCCTGTTCTCATTATATACCTTTCTCTGTGTATTGATTGTTAATATGAGTTTTACTAACTACATAAACATATGCTGATCTTTGACTAGCATTTTTACGTTTAGTTGTTCTTTCTATCTTCTCTTGTTTATATAGTTCTGTTACTCTTGGTCTTACAGTAAACGAAGATAACCCTAATAAGTCAGCTACTTCATCAGCTGTTGCACCAAAGCTACCTTTGTTTGCTATAACTTCAAATACTTTACGTCTAATAGTATCAGCACCTTCTTTAATTAGTTCGGCAGCTTCAACTGATGTATCAACTTTTTGACTGCCTGGTGAGTAAGGGTATGATTTCTCTACCATTATTATGCTCCTTTATCTGTTCGTTAAAATTATTAAAATCAACAAAATCTGGTGGGGGTGTTTTTGTTTGTACTAAATGCCAAAACAAAATTAATGCTGATTCTAATTGTTTTTGAAATTCTTTATCTGGTAGTACTTCAGCTAATCCCCATTTCATATTACCAAAGAACATAGACAAATACATTTTATCTGCACCATATATCATTAGATAATGTTGTATCTGTGCTTTGTATTTTTCTGCTGTTTTGATTTCATTAGTAAAAGCGTTGGTATGCTTACATTCTAGCAATGCTTTTTTTTCTTTGAGGACACCATCTATATTGCAATACATAAATGGATATTTTTTAGATTTAATAAATACTTGTTCACCTACAACTTTAATACCTGTTTGTTTTTCAAACCAGCGAATATTAAAATCTTCGGTATGCACTCCCATTTGTACTGGTAAAACATTTGAGAGATCATCTGATTCTTTCTCTCCAATTTTTTCTAGATACAAATCGTGCCAATCACCATTGTATAACCTGGTGGCATCTGATCCTCCAATGCCTGTCTTACGATCAAAGTCTTTGTTCATTTAGTCCTTTCTGTTTTATTCTTTAGGGAAGTTCATTCTGTTATCTGGAGATTCTACATTCTTATGATTCTTTTTTTCTATGTCTTGAATCATATTATATATTTCAGTATAGATCCATTTAAGTTCCTGTATTCCTAATAAACCTGCAACTGTTTTAATAGTGTGCATTCTTTTTTGTTGTAAAGCTCTATCTTTATTTTGTGATTGTATTTCTTGTATTGTTTCATCTTGTTCTGGCATTATTTATTCCTGTATATATTTCGGAAGTTTAAACCTACACGAGTTGCACCTTTACGTTTTATATCTTCCCATTTTTTTTGTTCTTGTTTATTGTGTTTTCTTCTTAAACTATCTAATTGTTTTAATACTTTTTGATCTATTTTATTTGCAAACAATTTGGTAGCAAAGTCTGTGTATACTTTGTCATCAAACTCAATACTTTTATAAAATTTAAGTAATGACATATACCATGCTTGTTGTCTTACATGATAAGGTGTGTAATCTATATTAACTTTGCGTTTCTGTTTTATCATTAGTAGATGTTCCTTCTTGTAAACTTTTTAGAGCTGCTTTAACTTTATCTGAATCACTATCAAACTGTTGATAGATTGATTTCATTTTAGTTAAATAGTGAACAGCATCTAATAGTTCTTCAATTGTTTCATCTACCCATTCGGACATAGGTCTTTTATTATCAGACATAGTTTTACCAAACTTTTCCATGCCTTGTATATGTCTATCAATTGTTTTTTTGATTACATCATTGACGATAGGATCGTCTGTTATATCACCAGGATTAAACTCTGGATTAACTGCCATGTTTTACCTCTTTCTTTTGTACTATAATTTCGGCATCAAGTGCTTCTGCCCAACAACAGAATAACCAGCCACTTGGTTTTCTTATACCACATTCCCATTTTGATACAAGACCTTTGGCTACACCTAATATTTCATCCATTTCTAATTGTGATATACCTAAATTTTTTCTTAATAAAACAAACTGTGGTATTACTTGATTATGAAATTGTTTACCTAGTGCTTTGTTAGTCATTAACACTAGGTATATGTATATTTCGGTATCTGTCAACCAGATATGGTATTTATAACTGAATTAGGAACAAAATAACCTAATGGTTTTTGAGTATATTCTGCAATTTTGTGTAATTTAAATAATGACACTTTGTTACTAGCTTTCTCATATTTTTGTATTTGTTGGAATGTGCAACCTGCAGCTTGAGCTAATTCTCTTTGTGGCATTACTCTGTGTTGAAATGTAGTCTGTCTTGCTTGTTTAATTTGTTTACCAATATATATGTAAACTTCTTGTTCGTTATACATTACTTTTTCTCCTTGATGCTTCTAATGTTCTCCATATTTCTATTTTCATTTCTGCAGTTTTTCTTTTGTTTTTTAATTGCAGAAGATTAATATTGAAGTCATTAATTTTTTTAATTGATGTTACATAACTTTCGGAAGCGTAATAACTTTCAATAGCTTTAGATACAGCTACATCTGATTGAGTTACATAAGCTCCTTTAAAATGTTTAATCATATCTCGCTGATATTCTACCTCTGCCATAAGTTTAGCAAAGGTAGTATCAGTTTCAGCTAGATAATTTATTTCATTATCTATATCCATATTATTTACTTTCTAATTGTAAAAACTCTTTAGGTGCAGCTACTGGTATACCAGAAGCTTTAAATGTTTGACCTAAATAATTCCATACATCTTTTATATCTTTACCAGAATATAAAACATTTTTAGCTTGTTCTTCAAGTAAATCTAAATCATGTTTTACTTTAAATTTAGATAATTTAGATATTGCTTTTTCTGTTTCTTGTTTACATGCTCTTGTTAATGTAGTTGCAACATCACTATAATTTGTAATAGAAACTTCCATTTTATCGTTATAATTACCTTGCCAACCTCTTATAGAAGCCCACGATTGAAGTTTTTGTTCAAGCTCTATTTTTTTTGCTTGTCTTTCAGCAAATAATTTTCTTTCATAAGATTCTTTTTGCGCTTGAAATTTAACTAATTTATCATCTGTATCTTTAAAAGCTTTAATTTGAGCTTTAAGACCTAACTTTTCAACAAACGATTTGTAATTTTTATCTGTTTGTTTTTGAGTAGCAGATTCTATTTCCGATTCTATATTTTGTCTTCTATTTCTAAATTTATTTCTGATAAGATCATCAATATAATTTAGTTCATTACTTCTTATTGGTTTCATCTTTACCTTTCTTTTTTGGTTTGGTTTCTTTTGTAGTAATAGTTTTTTGATTAGCAAAACTATTTACCCATTTAGTGTACTCTTTTTTTTCTTTAGGTGTCATTTCTCTACACCTAATCTTTCAAAGATATTTTCTTTTTTATCTTTAAAAACATTACCAGACTTTGATTCATCACTATATTCTGATGTTGTAAAATCAGCACTATCATCAAAGTCACCTGTTTCTGTATTAATAGTAAGTGTACCATTAACAGAATATTCACCTGCAAATGAATACCATTGATTTAATCTACCTTCATCAGCATAAACTAATGCTTCGAAGTTATCGTCATCAAAGTCTTCATCTTCATCAAGATCTAAAGTCTTAGTCCAATCTACTGTAACAGATTTATCATCTGCATAAAATACTGGTCTATCAAATGATCCTTCATCATTACCACCAGAATATTCTATTTCTACTTTAGTAATACCTTGTGTGTGTAATGCTCTTAATACGTTTTCAATTGTCTTGTCCGACATTTCTATAACCTTTCATTGTCCATTTGGTTGGCTTAATTAAAATTGCCCAGTCGTAAAAACTTGGAATCCAACCCATGTCTTCAACGATATGTCTTTCTGCAATTAATCTGACAGGAACCATTTTACCATCAGAATTTTTTATTGATGTGCCAAACTTTTGTTCGGCAGCAAAACAACCTTCAGCGTGG